ATGAAGAAAGCTGTTATCTTGTTATCCGGAGGTATGGACTCTGCTGTGGTCACCGCCATCGCCCAATCGCAGGGATTTATGGTGCACGCTTTAAGCATACGTTACGGTCAGCGCCATACTTCCGAGTTGGACGCAGCCGTACGGATCGCCAGGGCGCTAAACGTGGTTGCACATAAAGTTGTGGACGTGGATCTACGCAGCATCGGTGGTTCGGCACTGACTGACGACATCGAAATACCAGACGCAGGTGGCGAGGGTATTCCCGTGACCTATGTGCCAGCACGTAATACCATCATGTTGTCACTCGCATTAGGTTGGGCTGAAGTCATCGGTGCGGCCGATATATTCTGCGGTGTTAACGCCGTTGATTATTCAGGTTATCCCGATTGCCGCCCGCAGTTCATCACGGCCTTCGAAACGCTGGCTAATCTGGCAACCAAAGTCGGCGTTGAGGGGACTCAGTTACACGTACATGCGCCATTACAGTTTCTCAGTAAAGCGGAGATTGTTCATGAAGGTCTGCTGCATGGCGTGGACTTTGGATTGACCGTGTCTTGTTATCGTGCAGATGTCGACGGGCGCGCTTGCGGGCGCTGCGACGCTTGCAAACTACGTGTGGCCGGATTCGCTGATGCTGGTGTTGTCGACCCGACTCGCTATATGGAGTTACCCTGCTCGTTACTCTTGCTGTAAAATAGACAGCTGCATTTCAATGTGCGGAAGATTGTGGTCTTGGGCCGTTAGCTCAGTCGGTAGAGCATCGGACTTTTAATCCGCTGGTCGCTGGTTCGATTCCAGCACGGCCCACCAGTTTAATTGGCTCGTTCGCAGAGTCCGTTGTTTCTACTTTTGCCGTTGCATTTATCAGGTTTAGTATTGATTGCCATACCTGCCTCTGTGCTCTTGTTTCTGCTTGTTCTTCCAGCACTTTTACAACTATCTCGCCATTGAGTTTTGCTATGGCTGCTAGTTCTGCTGCGTGTTTTTCGGTTATCACTCCGCCTTTTCGCCATTTGCTAACTGCTGATCGGCTGACACCTATTTTTTTTCCTAGCGTTTCTCCATTTGCCGGAATGCACATTGATATTGCTTTGTCAAGTAGTATTTTTTTAGCTTTCATGTGGATTGGTAGTTGACGCATGTTGAATTCTAGTTTACAACGTAATTGTGGAGTGATACTCCACATCACCTCCTCATTCATCCTACCCTGGATGGGGAGGTATTCTAGGCAGGGTAGGAGTGTTGAGATGTTGAAAACTTTTAAGCGTTATCCAGCTGAGGGGGTGTCTTTTAAGTCTTTGGGGGATCAAAGCCAAGTATCTGCGGCTTCTAAGGTTTCTGTTACTGATCAGGAGCGGGCTTCTAATGCGTCTTCGGGTATTGGTTTTTTTAATTGCTGGTATTGAAAAAGTATTAGGTGACTTGATTATAGCTCAAAGGAATTTTGACACTTTAGGTTTTCGGGAATGTGATATAGGGATGTTTCATAGAAGGCGTGATATTACTGTTTGTATTCTGGATGCTTGTAGCAATTTAGAGTTTCTTCTTAAGAATATAAGAGAGTATAAATAGTCTGTTTATTCAAGGCGCTTTCGCATGTCTAATCTATCAGTTTTTTATAGTGATTCTCTTTCACCTCAGCAGTATATTTCTCTTATGACTGCATCTTTTTCTACTATTGAATCTAATATTGAGATTATTCAAGGTGTTTTAGTGCGCATGTATCGTATTACTTCTAAGGTTTCAAATGAGTTTATATTCGATAAGATCCATTTAATGTATATTAATACAATGGATATTGTTTCTGAGCTTGAAGAATTGAAACACCGTTTATCTTCTCTTTCTTATGCGGATTACTGACACTGAGCGGGGTGCACGTATGGCATTAAATATTGCTGAGATGTACGTTCATCAGTTGGAACTTTGGCCAGATAGTTTGTCTCAGCAGTTTGATTTTTGGATGTCTGTCCGTGCTGCGGCATTAGAACAACTGGATGAGTGTTACTTATTAAGGCAATCATTAGTATGATTAATGTCTTTATTCTTTTTTTAGTGGTTATTTCCGGTATTCTTAATCTTTGTGCTGCACGTTTTTTAACTAGAGAGCGTCAAGTCCATGTTTTTGTTTTTATCTCTTCCTTTTATTCTCTTATTGTAGCTGCTGTTATTTTGTGTTTTGAAATTTTTAAAATTCTTTGGTTTCATCAATGATCAATTTATGGAATTGCGAGAAGCTGAGTTTTGAATGTCTCTTTTTGGTTAGGGTGGCTATTGTTGCAGTTCTTTCTATTCTTTGTGGGGCCTTGGCATGCTTTTTCATCTATCTAATTGTTTGGTTGTTGTTTTCTCCCTTTAGCTGGGTATTAATTCCCATATCGTTCGCTTTTTTTTGTCTATTACGTTATTCAAAGCATTCATAATCAAATATAGTTTTCTTGGGTGAATTTTTGATGGTGCATTTTATTCGGAGTGTGTATTCAAAATATGCTTTGATTCGGTCTTTTTTTTATTTTCCGTTTGCTACGCTTTTTATTAATTTTCTCTTTTCGTGTTTTTTGTTGATGTTGGCGTGTGTTTGTTTGGTTTTATTAGTTCTTGTTCAGCCAACTTCTGGTTTTCAGGATTATTTTTTTGCATTCTGTGTCTCATTCTTTGTCTTCACCTGTTGCTTCATTGTGTCTTTACACTTTTGCTTTTTCTCTCTGCAATTGTGTTTTTAGAACCTGTCATCTTCTCTGTTGGGGATTATGGGGGCGTCGTGATTCTTTGGCCTTTAATCGTTCTTAATTTTTATGTGGAGGTGTTTAGTGTCTCGTCGCTCTTCTTCTTCTGATTCTGCGGTTTATGTTAATTTTTTGGAGCGTGAGCGTCGTGCTGATGTTGAGAAGGCTGCTCGCTTATATGAGACGCGTCGCGATCGTGTAGAGCCGTCTTATGTGTTTCCTGCTCCGTCCGGTGAAAAGAGGGTTGGCCCGAACAGTAATACGGGCCAAAAGGGTGTTGTTGGGTCTTATCCTGTTTCTATCGATTATTTGACGGTTGTTTTTAGTTATGCCCGTTTGGCAGAGGCGGGTTATTTTGATGAGCCTCGTTTTCTTCTTTACTTGTTATTTGGTTTGAGCGTTGATGATGTCATCGTGGGTTCTCATACCTCTGTGCGTTGGCATTTTTATAATTCAAGTGCTTCTATTATAGATTCTAATGGGGATCTGGTTGGCAAGATTGGTTGGGATGGCAATGCGGATTCGTATTGTATTAGTTTGACGGGTTCGGCTTGCCGTTATATTCATGATTGGTCAAAGGTGAAACGTTCATTGGCTTCTTTGGATGCGCGGATTACTCGTTGTGATGTGGCTTATGATGACTATGACGGTATATTGGGGACGGTTCGGCATCATGAGGCCCTTGCGCGTGAGCATTTAGCTCCTGCGGGTGGTTGTTTGTTGTTTTCTTCTGGTGGGACTCCTCCGCGTACGCGTTTTCTAGATGATCATGGAGGCGGGTCTGGGTGTACGTTGTATGTGGGGCAACGTGGGCATAAGCAATTGTGCATTTATGAGAAAGGCAAGCAGCTTGGTGTGGCTGAATCTCCCTGGGTGCGTTATGAGGTGCGTTTATATGCCAAGCATGCTGTGATTCCTTTTGACTTATTAGAGGAACCCATGCGTTATTTGCGTGGTTCTTATGATTATTTGTGCCAGTTATTTTCTTCTGTTGTTGTTTCTCCTGTGAGTCGTATTCGGACGGTGGTAAAGCATGTGGAGGCGACAGGTGAGGCGTTGGTTCGCTGGCTGCGTCGTCAGGTCGGGCCTGCGTTAGGGGTGTTGCGTCAAGCGTTGGGGTGTGGGTTTTCTGATTTTATTGTTGATCGTGTGGAGCGTGAGGGCTTGCCTTCTCGTTTTCGGCGTATTTGTAGGGGAGGGGATTTGCTTGCGTATTTGCGAGAGACGTTAATAGATTGTTCTGTGGGCGTGTGTGTGTAAGTCATTATGGATTTCTTTAAATTTAATTATTAGGTGATTTATGTCTATTGTGAGAGTGAAAGATAATGTTCTTATTGAGCGTTCTGTAAATACTAAGACGGGGCCGCAGATTTTTCGGGAACAGCGTGCTGCTGTGGTGATGGGGGGCGCATATGAAACTGTATTTAGCTTGAAGTTGGGTTCGGCACCTTTGTATCCCCCTGGTGAGTATTTAATCCATCCTGATTCTTATGGGATAGATGATTATGGAAACTTGGTATTAAGATGGCTAGAACAACGCGTGGCCTATGCGGGCCTCACCCGCAGGCGAGCCAGCTACAGCTACTTACGCAATGTCACTTTGACCGGCACACCCGATGCCTTGATCCCGGCAGGGTATGTTGTTTCAGATCCCAATCGCTGCCGCTGGCAGCTCGTGTCACCCGTGCGCCTGGATGCCACTGGCCACGCATATGCAGACTTTCGCAGCGATACCTTAGGCCGTTTTGACGTCCCGGCACACACCGCCCTGACCATTGAAACCGTGGCCCTGGGCTGGGACTCGGCCCTCACGACCGAGGACGCCGAAGCAGGGACAGAAGAAGAGTCCGATGCGGCGCTGCGCGCCCGCTTCTTTAAAAGCCGTGCCAAGACATCCACCAACAATGCTGACAGCATCCAGGCCACGCTCTGGGGGCTGCCCGACGTGCGCCACGTCGTCTGCTTAGAAAACTTCACCGATACCGTGGATGCTGCGGGAGTCCCCGCCCACGGCATTAACGTCATTGTGGAGGGGGGCCGGGATGAGGCCATTGCTGAAGTGATCTATCACCATAAAACACTCGGGACAAACATGCGTGGTGAGGTACGGGTAGAGATTAAAAACAAACACGGCCAACCTAGAGAGATCTATTTTGACCGTCCAACGATGGTCCGTTGCGCCGCCCGCATCGAAGTAGAGCGCGATAGCAGCACGTCCGGTATTGATACCCATGCGATCAAACAGGCATTGGCCGAGCGCTCCTTTCTGATTGGCGAGCACGTCCACCGCAGCCGACTGTATACCCAAATTAATAGTGTCCCAGGCTTTTGGGTGACATCGCTGATGATCGGTCAAGCAGGCCAAGCGTTGTCTGAGCAGAATATTCCTATCGACGTGAGAAGCATGGCGCGCTTTGCAATGAATGATCTCCAGGTCATCGTGCGATGAGCTACGCGGACCTGTTGATCTGGCAGTACAAGGGCCAACCCAAGGCCACCGCCACCGCTGCATTGATCAGCGATACCTTCGGCACCACCTGGAACGGCTTAGCCGATCTGCGCCAGACATTGGATATCGAACGCGCCACCGGAACACACCTTGACCTCATCGGCCAGCATGTCGGTCAATCCCGTATTTTATCCAGTGAACGCACCCCCGTACGGCACGATCTGAGCTTGGACGATGCAGCCTACCGCTTTCTCATCAAGTGCCGCATTGCCAAAAATCACATGACCGGCACCGCGCCCAATATGGAGGAAGTCCTGGACTTCATCTTTCCCGGCAGCGCCGCAGTGCTGGACCACTACGACATGAGCTATACCGTGTTTGTCAGTACTGCAATGATTTCAGACGTCATCGGCCATGCCATCACTGCGCTGGACATTTTGCCTCGTCCAGCAGGCGTGCGGGTTCGCTACAACCTTGTGACGCATCTGCCCTTCGGATACGAGCGCAGCAACCGTAACTACACACACGGCACCTTTGGCGACCCACCCGAGCGATAACCCATGACAGAACACTACTTCCGTACCCCCTTTGCCCAGCAAGGGGACAGGATCCACGTGCCCGAAGCCAAAGACAGTCACGGCTTTGTGAGCTACACCCAAGGATGGGGGCCGGACTATCAAAAAGATTTAACCAAGGAGCCGACGGCTAAACCCGTAGAACGCACTGTCATGAATGCCGTGCTGCACGCCATCACCACGGTGCTTAAAGGCTACCAGGAATACGGCAGCCCTGAATTCATCACCGCCGAACAGAATAACGGCACGCCATTTTCATACATGCGTGGGGTGATCGTCCGATACCGCCCGGATCACGCAAGCCGTTACGGGCTGTATCTGTCCACGGCTGACAACAACACCGATACACCGCTACAGAATGAACCCAACCGCTGGACGGCACTCTCCAGGTACGAGCCTGGACAGATTGTCTACACCGCAGGCAAACGCGCCTTACCCGGCACCCTGTTGTGTGATGGCCGCGCTGTATCGCGTGCCATGTACCCACGCCTGTTTGAGGAAATCAACACCAGTTATGGTGCCGGTGATGGTGTCAGCACCTTCAACATTCCCAATTTTCTTGAAGGCACCGTCGGCGTTCACACCGCCGACCCTGCCTTGGTCGGCACCTTCACCAGCGGGCAGGTGATCTCCCATGCGCACACCGCGACGGCCGAGGAGGGCGGTAGGCATCTCCATCCTGTCACAGTCCATCCCGCAGGCCGCCATACACACCCTGCCAGCGCAGCAGCGGCGGGCAATCATCTACACCAGGCATGGAGCGACGAACAAGGATTGCACCAGCATACAGGCAGCACCTCTTGGGACGGTGACCACGCGCATATCTTGGGTTCTTTCAGAGCGATCTATGCCTCTGGAAGAGACATGGGTTTTTATGAGCAAAATCAAGGCAAAGTCACGACCAATGTCACTGGCGGGCATCTACACAGATTCACCACCGATGCAAACGGCAAGCATGCCCATAACATCAGCATGCAGGCCGCAGGGTTTCATGTGCATGACATTGCTGTAACAGCAGAGGCAGATCATGCTCACGCGGCAACAGCCGAATCGGCAGGCAGGCATGGCCACACTGTGTCCATTGATCGCTTTGGAGAACACCACAACCTGCCCGCTGGACTGCGCGTCATGGCGTGCGGTGGTGCTAACGGTCATCGCCTGCTGGTCCACATCCAGCAAGGTGACCTGGATGGTTAAGGTGCGGGTGTCAGCCTCCAAGGCCATTGAGAAGGCGGTGAGGCGGCGCACCCCTTCGGTGCTGAGGATGGTTCGCTTGACCTCCTGCTCCAGGTGTACCAGGTCGGCAGGCCGCTCCATCAGCTCCAGCCACGGCAGGCCGTGGTCCAGATCCAGGAACCAGTTGCCACGCAAGGAGCGCAGCCGTGTTTTTACGCGCTGTGCCAGGCAATCGCTGGCGGCAGCATAGTTGCCGCGCCCGTTGCCGAAGGTCCAATCCCCTTGGCTGTCCAAGCGCCGCACTCTCATTGGGCCGGGCCTGTCTGTCCTGGGCCGTTCTCCACGTTGTCGTGGGTGTGTGTCTCCAGGCCGATGCGGTTTGATACGACGTCGCCATGACCACGCAGTCCCTGGGTGAATTCCACGGGAAGATCAAGAACCAGTTTGCTGCCGCGCAGCGTGATCACGCCTTGGGTATCCAGTTTGAATGAGGCGCGGCCATCCAGGGTGCGCAGTACCACGCCGTCCATTTCAAACCTCGGAATGACATTGGGTAAGGAAGCAATTCCCACGCAGGCAACGGCATCAGACAGGTCATGCAGGCGATAGTCCACAGGCTCGGACGCACGGCCAGACTGGAACCAGGCATCCATGCAGCGATCTTGGAAGATGAGTTCGCATTCATCCCCAGCAGCCACGGGGAAGGTGATCACAAAGCCGCCGCCCCGCGGGAAGGATACCGGCACATCCTGGAGTACCGGTAAGGGCTGAAGGGAGCCATCGTTCCTCTTCTGCTGGATCAACGGCTGTACGGTCGCCGTTTGGGTGACTGGGTTAAAGCGGACGATCTGCCCAGGCAAGGCCACACGCAGGCGCTGGGCCAGCGCTTCGGTACTGCGTTGCAGTACGGCACTGAGGGAGGCGTTATTCCAGTCATCCAGACTCATACAGACGGCCTCACGTTCTGAAAATCACCGCCCACACAGGTCACCGTACTGAACCAGGCTTCGGCCATGACATCGCCCATGTCTTGCAGTGAGGTGATTTTGTAGTCGCCGTTGTAGATAGGGATGATCGAGTCCACGCGCACCAGGCCGCCGATGCGCAAGGCCGGATTGAGCAAGGTGGTGATTTTTAATCCATCATCGGTCACTTCGGGGGAGCCAATCATGCCGCTGCTTTGAGACAGCAGCACGGCGTCACCGGCCAGGACGGTATCGGCAGGCAGTAACATCAGTGCGCCATCCTGGATGGACCAGTCCGCACCATGATTGTTGGCCATTGCATCCAGCAGGTCGCGGGTATTGCCCGACAGGACTTTGCCGCGGGTCAAGCCACGTTGTCCCTGCATCTGGATAGGTCCCAGCCGGGTAGACGGCATGGAGGTACTCAGTGCCCGCAGTACCTGGGCATCGGTCGCCCCTGCGGCCAACGATAAGCAAACATGCCCATGGCGGTAGTCGTGATCGCCATCGCCGCATTCCAGTTCAATGATGTAATCGGTTCCATCGCGTCTCACAGAAGGCTTGATGATGTCACCGACAAATAACAGGCGCAGGTCGGCATAACCGGCGAGTAGCCGGACCCTGTTGTACTGTCGGCTGGTGAGCAAGCTCAGGTGATCGCGGTTGAGATTCCAGACGGTGATCTTGGCGGGGTTGGGGGTGGAGTCGCTGGTTTTACGGATGTCAAAGGCGATGCGCAGGGTGTCGATGGCAATCCCATCGTGGCTGGACCCCAGCTCCAGGCGATACTGGCGGCCAAACTGTTTCATGGGCGGACCTGCTCTTTTAATCCAACAAACAGCAAGCAGCGTTCGCCCAGGTCATCGTGGCGCATCGGGTCCATCTCTAAACCGCTTTCATCTGTCAGCCAAAAGAAGTAATCCACAGGACGCCGCCACAGCAGGGGGACGCCCACCACCAGGGGGACGCCTTGCGCCACGGGCTGATCTAGGGTCGCGGTGTACAGGTCCATCGACCAGCAACACGGGACCGGATTCCATCGCAGGATCAAGCGTAGGGACTCGGCACCTACGCGAAACGACTGGGTCTGATACGCGCTGCTATCCACGGGAATCTGCCACATCAGAACAGTCCAGACATCTGACGCAGTAAGGAGCGGTTCTTCTCGGTGTCCACCGGCTTAGGGTGGGTCTGGCCGCTGTGGCGTTGCGCCGCGCCTTGGGAGGCGCTCCTGCCGCGTTTGGGGGCGGGCAATGAGACACCAGAAATCGATGTTGTCTTGACGATGAACAGTTCTCGCACTGTCAGCACGCATTCAATCGAACCATCCTGGGTTTGTCTGGACGCAATGGAGAGAATCAACATGTCTTGATACGTCTGGACGCCGGTGTGTACCTCCAGGGTCTGTCCGCTGCGTTGTAGATTCCGTAGGGCGGTGTACACCTGGGCAATGCGGCCTGTGGTGGCAGAATCATCACGGGGGGTGATGGGCTGGTAATCCGGCAGCCAATCGGCCAGAGGGCGCACGGCGTGCTGGCCGTCGCTCTGGGGTGCAGTGGCTTGGCTGATCACCGAGGGCAGCTCACGTTGGGCCACACGCAGCGCCTGAGCGGTGAAGGGCAGCAGGTCCGTGGGGAATGGGACGCGATCGGTCAGGAAATTCAATGGCTCGGCCCTGTGTTCCTCTGCGGCAGGGGCTGGGCTGCGCTGGGGGTGGTAGTCCACCACAATGCCAGCAATGGTGACGGTCTGCGGCATCAGAACGGCGTGATCGCCAATCATCGCGCCAGACTCTATCGGGTTTTCAGTGATGCGCAGCTCGGCTTGGTGCGTTTCTTCAAGCACTGCATCCAGGGTGATGGTGCCGATGTGGCGGTGGGTCAGGGTGATCATGAAATCACCCCGCCGCAGGGGTTGTTGCAGCCGTGTGAGGAGCCGCCATTGCCGCGTGTAGAGACCGTCCGCGACTTACTGAGCCAGACGCTGGCATGGCGTTTGGCGTATGAGCAGTGTGCGGCGCAAGTGCGCTGTGTTGCGGCATGGGGACAGGCGGCCAGCGTCGGGCAGCTGTGGTCCGCAGATGGCTGTGGTGAAGAGGCCGAATGAGGCCAGTTTTTTTAGTTTTTTTCGTCTATTAAAAGAAGGGCGATGAAACGAAAAAAACGCGGATGTTTTATTTCTCCTAAAGAGATCGTTGATGGCAGAGACGGGAAGAAAGTCACATGTGCCAACGGATAAGAGTCGCTTGCTGGCGAAACAATTGACGTCGTTTGGCATACCGCATGCGGAGATTGCCTTGTTGATGCAAATCAGTGCGCCGACGCTGCGCAAGCACTACCGCGTGGAGTTAGATACTGGGCATATCCAAGCCAATGCAAAGGTGGCTAAAAGTTTGTTCCGGTTAGCCACGCATAGCACCAATCCGAATATTACAGCCATCATCTTTTGGCTGAGGACGCGAGCTGGCTGGAAAGACACGCAACGCGTTGAGGTGTCCGGTCGCGATGGGGAGGCGATTGAACAGAAGGTTGGATTGGCGTTAGTCGATGAAAAATAAATCGCCTCGGCCCTCAAGCGGCTTGAGGCTGAGTACTGAACAGGCCATTGATCAAGCGGTGATCAAGGCTAGGTGCGAAGCAGATCATTTATTTTTCACGCGGTATTTTTTCAAACAGCGTCAGCAACTGCGGTTTAGGGTGAATTGGCACCATCAGGTGATTGCTGGGGTGGTGGATGATGTGATTGCAGGGCGGCGCAAGGATGTGGTGATTAACGTGCCTCCTGGGTCGTCGAAAACGGAGCTTGTGGCGATTAATTTGATGGCGCGTGGGTTGGCGCTGAATCCGTATGCGCGGTTTTTGCATATTAGTTATTCGGATGATTTGGCGCTGCTGAATTCAGAGACGGCGCGGGAGATTGTGCAGTCTGATGAGTATCGTGCGTTGTGGCCGTTGGAGATTGCCGATGATGCCAAGTCCAAGAAGCGTTGGAATGTGGTGGTGGATGGCAAGAAAGCCGGTGGGGTGTATGCGGTGAGTCTGGGGGGACAGGTGACGGGGTTTCGTGCCGGACACATGGCCCCGGGATGGCAGGGGGCGATCATTATTGATGATCCGCTGAAGGTGGAAGATGCCTACAGCAAGACCGGACGCAGTAAGGCCAACCGTAAGCTGGTGTCCACGGTGAAGAGTCGTAAAGCCAGTCCGGACACACCAATTATTGTGATCATGCAACGGTTGGCGCAGGACGATCCGACGGGGTTCATCCAGTCTGGGGGATTCCCGGGGGCGTGGGAGTGTATTGAGATTCCTGCATTGATTGATGATGCCTACGTGTCCGGTTTGCCGGAGCAGGTGCAAGGGCAGGTGGTGCGTGATGTGCAGGACCAGGACGGACGCTACAGCTACTGGCCGTACAAAGAACCGTTAGCCGAGTTGCTGGCGTTGGAAGCCACGGATCGTTATGTGTTCAGTGGTCAATATCAGCAGCGGCCCAGTCCGCTGGGCGGTGGGATCATCAAAGGGGATCAATTTGGGCGCTATACGGTGCTGCCGCGCATTCTCTCGCGCACGGTGTATGGCGATACGGCGCAGAAGACGGCTGAGCGCAATGATTACAGCGTCTTCCAACTGTGGGGGTTGGGAGAGGACAAGCGTCTGTATCTGTTGGACATGATTCGCGGCAAGTGGGAAGCGCCGGAACTCAAGCGGCGGGCGATTGATTTTTGGAATGCGCATCGCGCCTACGACCATAAGGTTTCAGCGCCGATCCGTCAGATGAAGATTGAGGACAAATCTAGCGGCACGGGCTTAATTCAGGACATCGCCAGAGGTGGGGCTGGTCAGGGGCGTATTCCAGTCACGGGCATTGCACGTGTCACCGACAAGCTCACGCGGGTGATGGATGTGGTGTCCTACATCGATGCGGGATGGGTGGTGATTCCAGAGCAGGCGGGGTGGGTGAAGGATTTTGTGGCTGAGTGTGAAGCGTTCAGCGCCGATGGCACGCATGCGCACGATGATCAGATTGATCCGATGGTGGATGCGATTAATGATCTGCTGGCCAATCCGGCAAGTGATTGGAGTCGCTGGGTGTGAGTGGCCGCAATCGCAACAAGCGCGCCGCGCGGGCCAGATCCGGTGCGGCGCCTCAGCATGTCGTGGACACCTTGCAGAACCTGGTGGCCGGATTGGGCGATCAGCGCGACAAGATGAGCTATGGGCGGTACCTGCTGCCCCGGGTGATTGATCGTGTCGAACTGGAGGCGATGTACCGGACCAATTGGCTGGCGCGCAAGGTGGTGGATATTCCGGCCACCGACATGACGCGGGAATGGGTCACGTTGAATACGGCGCTGCACGCCGATGCGCTGGAGCCGATGCATCGTCTGGAACAGGTGTTGAACGTGCGCGCCAAGGTACGTGATGCGCTGGCCTGGGCCCGGTTGTACGGGGGTGCGGTGCTGTTTATCAATGTGCATGGGCAAGACCCGTGCTTGCCGTTTGATCCGGCCTCGGTCATGCCGGGGACCAGGCTATCGCTGACGGTGTTGGATCGCTGGCGGGTGGCGCTGGGCAGTGGTCAGATGGACCAGGACCCCTTGAGTGAGACCTACGGGCAACCGCGCTGTTATCAGATTGCCGGATCGGTGGAGCGGGTGGACCATTCACGGATGATTGCTTTTTCTGGGGCGGAACTGCCCTGGGAGGCATTCAGGGGGAACGGCTACTGGCATGACTCGGTATTGCAGGCCATGTATAACGCGCTCAGCCGCTATGACACCGCGACCCAGGGCACGGCGTCGATGTTTTTTGAGGCGGTGGTGGATGTATTGCGGATCTCTGGACTCAGCGACACGCTCGCCTCAGACCAAGGGACGCAAGAGGTACACAAGCGCTTTCAGTTAGCGGCCATGATGAAATCATTCAATCGGATGCTGCTGCTGGATGCTAAGGATGAATACACCCAAAAAACCAATCACTTTGCGGGTGTGAAGGATGTGATTGAGCAATTCATGATGGATATTTCAGGGGCGGCGGATATTCCGGCAACCCGGTTGTTTGGTCAGTCCCCCCAAGGCATGAACGCCACCGGTGACAGTGATATTCGCAATTATTACGACCGCATCAAGGCGCAGCAGGAGGATGAGCTGCGGCCTGTGCTGAGGGTGTTGTATGAGGTGCTGTTTCGGGCCTCTGTGGGGGAGTGTCCTCATGATCTGGAGATCCAGTTCAATTCGCTATGGCAGATGAGCCAGACAGAACAGGCAAGCATTGAGAAGCTGCGCGCCGAGCGTGATCAGATTTACCTGGCGCATGGTGTGATCGGTCCAGACGTGCCCTGTGCTGAGCTGCTGGAACAAAAAACTTATTCAAAGATCACCGAACGCGATGTGACGCTGGCGGCGGAACTGTCTCAGGCGATGGAGCCTCCAGATGTGTGGCCATTGGTGGAAACGACAGCATCGGCTTCCAATACATAGGCTGCGATTGGAATCATGCAATGGTCAGATAAAAAACCGGCGAAGCACTCACGCCGCTTTCAGTACGCGCATTTCCACATGCATCCCAGCCGCCGCAGCCATGTTGACCAGTGCATCCAAGCCGAACAGGTTGATTTTGCCGCGCATTAAATCTGACACGCGAGGCTGCGTGACACCGAACAGCGTAGCGGCTTGAGACTGACTCAGCGCAGCCGTTTCGATGTGTTGTTTCAGGGCCATCATGAGTGCGGAACGTAACTTCATGTTTTCGGCGGCTTCGGGAGTGTCCTCAATGGCATCCCACACACTTGTGAATCGCTCGTTGCTCATTGTCCTACCTCATTAAACAGATCACGGTAGCGTTTAGCCGCTACATCAAGATCGCCTTTGGTGGTTTTCTCAGTTTTCTTTTGGAAGCAATGCAACACATAGACAGCCTCGGGCAGCGTGGCGACGTAGATAACGCGGAAAGCGCCGTCTGCGTCACGGATGCGAATCTCGCGGACTCCACGCCCTACCGTAGGCATGGGCTTCCAGTCGTCAGCGTCGCGTCCGTTTTGCACTTGGTGAAGCTGGTACCCGGCCTCACGTCTTACGCTCACTGGAAAAGTGCGTAAATCGTCAAGAGCACTGCCTCTGAATTCAATCGGTTTGGCCCCTTCCATGCGCCATGATACAAAACTTTGTATGAGCGCAAGGATATCTTTGTCGGCCCACGGAATGTAGGTTCCAGATGTTGACATTACCGGAGCTACTGCGCTTGCAGGGACGCCGGGTCAAGAAGCGGCAGTTACGCCCGCCGCGACCCAGCCGCCACGCTGAGGCGATGTATAGGAACGAACTGCTGGCCTTGGTGCGGGTGCTGCACCAAGCAGTGCGGGAGGAGGTGCTGCCGGTGCTCAACGCATCGCAGCCCCACATGACACGTGATGCGCCTGACGGCAACGCCCCACAAGGCTATCTGGCCTCCCAGTTCATGCAGGCCATTGAAGCGGCCTTGCTGCGGGCGGCGTTGCGCTGTGGTGGCTTGCCTCAATGGGCCGAGCGGATGGCCGCCCAGCAGGTGCAGCGTGTGGACCGTCAGGTCGTACAGACGATTGGCAGCGCCGTGCGTACCGCCTTCGGCATCGACATCACGTCATTGATGCTGGCCCAGCAGGTGCGCACGCAGATACACGCGGCCCGTGCCGTCAATGTCCAGTTGATTACCTCCATTCAGCGACAGTATTTCGACAAGATCGGTACGGCCGTGTTGCAAGGCGTCATGCAGGGCAGACGCGCCAAAGATGTTGCCAAGGAGATTGAACAAATCACCGATGCCACGGCATCACGGGCCACATTCATTGCACGGGATCAGACATCAAAAATGAATGCCGCATTCAATGAAATCCGGCAAGTGGGGTTGGGGATTGAAAGCTACACCTGGCAGACCTCAGGAGATGAACGGGTGCGTGAGGATCATGCCGCCCATGATGGCACCGTCTTTCGATGGAGCGATCCCCCCGCGACGGGGCATCCGGGACAGGACTACAACTGCCGCTGTGTGGCGATTCCGAACGTGACGCTGGAAGGCCCTTGATGATCACCCTAGATGTCCAACTGACCCAACGTCGCAAGACGCCGGAAGGGTATCTGATCGTACCTGCCCGATTTGCGCGCACCGGCATACAGCACTATGCCGCCCACGAACTGGGGGTAAGCGATGCGGATCCCCAGCGGGTGATTCGCGTCTACCGACCGCCTGAAGAAGTGTTTGCTGCTGAGGCTATCGCCAGCTTTGATGGTCGCCCGATCACCGATGAGCATCCGGATGAGGAGGTGACCGCCGAGAACTGGCGCGCCCATGCGGTGGGCTTTGCCCGCAATCCACGGCGCGAAGGGGAGTATCTGGTGGCCGATCTCACCATTACCGATGAGGCGACCATCGAAAAGATTGAAGCTGGAAAACAAGAACTCTCCGGCGGCTACAGCGCTGAGTACGACTGGACCCCGGGCCTGACGGCTGAGGGAGAACCTTACGACGTCAAACAGATCCGGATCCGTGGCAACCACATTGCCACCGTTGCCGCGGGCCGTGCTGGACCCCAGTGCCGCGTGGCCGATCGTGACATTGCCTTACCCCCACCCTTTGGAGAACACCCCATGACCAAACGCCGCATTAGTGTTGACGGTATCAGCCTGGAGCTTGAAGAGACCGAGGCCAGCGCGGTTGAACACCTGGCGGCCAAACTCAAGACGGCCACCGAGAAAGTGGATGCCCTGGAAGAGGATCTGCACGCCGCCCAGGCCCCCATCAAACTGGACAGCGGCCAAGCGCTGACCAAGGAACAGCTGGTGGCCAACATAGCGGACCTGTCCAAGCAATTGGCGGCGCTGGAAGCGGCCCGCGCTGCGGACGAAGACCCGCAACAGCGGGATCAAGCGATTGAAGCCATGTCACGACAGATCGGCGATGCGCGGCGGCTGGTGCCGGGCCTGGTGACCGACGGCAAGCCGTGCAGCGCAATCCGCCGTGAAGTGGTCAGCCGTCTCCACCCCACGTATTCGGCCATGATTGACACCTTACTGCACGGGGTCCGTGTGGCCGATGCCGCGCAGACGGCGGTGGACCTGGCGTTTAACGTTCTGGCGTCCGCGCCGGTGACGGCTTCGGCAGGGCTGGCTGCTGAGGCGGTGAACGAGGCGTTACGGCGTCAGATCGTCAAGACATCGGATGCCGACCTGGACCCGCGAGCGGCGTATATCCAGCAGCTCACCCACGCCACCTATAGCACTTCAGCACCCTAAGGAACACGCATGTCCGGAATTGACTTATCCACCTATGGTGGGCGCTTACTTGATCTTGGCGTTGCGGGGCAAGTGATCGACTTGAACACCAGCGGCCTGTGCAACTACAAAAACGCCGGAGAAACCCCGATTGATTTTGGCTTATTTGTGGCACGCGGCCCCAAAGACGCCACCTGCAAAGCCCCCGATGGGGCAGATGCCGCCATCCTGGGGATCAGTGTCCGCCATGTCACGATGGTGGCTGATGCGGCCGGACAGGTCCGCTATGCCCCCCATGCGATGGTGCCGGTGTTGGAGATCGGTCGCATCTGGGTGATCTGCGAGGATGGCTGCCGCCCGGATGATCCGGTGTTTATCCGCATTGCGGGAACGGGGGCCTGGGGCGCGGCCCGATCTGCCGCCATCGCTTCAGACACCATTCCCTACCCCCAGGCCATCTGGGATAGCACGAGCGCCCCCGGAGCGCTGGGCGTAATCCGCATTCTTAAATAAGGGACCTGCATGAACATGATTGACATACGCCGCCGTCAGATAGCCGATGCGTTGAACCCGATGTTGCTGACCGATGCACGGTATCAGACCTGTGATGCCACCCAAGCGCTGGCGTTTTTGGTGTCGCAACTGACCCATGTTGAATCGACGATCTACGCCCGCCAGCGCCAAGGCATCCAGTACCGGGATTTGGTGCCCATCAGCACCGAAGCGTGCGAGTACGCCACCTCGGTGACCTATCAAATGTATGACTATTCCGGACGGGGCAAGCGGCATTCTGGACGGGGCGAAGATATTCCGACGGTCGATGTGGCCTACGCACAAAAGAGCGTGCCTGTCGTGTTGGGCACCATTGGCTACGATTACACCACCGAGGAACTGCGCCAATCGGCCTTTCTGCGTAAACCCCTCAACACCGCGCGGGCCGATGCGGCGATGGATGCCTATGAGCGCCATATCAACGATGTGGCGTTGTTTGGTGAGGACGAACTCACCGGCCTGTATACCCATCCTGGCGTGCCGGTCCTGTTGAATACCGCCGGACCTTGGATCGGTCAATCGCCCGCCCAGGTGCTAGCCTTGTTCAACGCCCTGATCTCCAGCGCTTGGATGAACACCCACTATGTGGAGATGATCGATACCGTTCTCTTGCCTGGTAGCGTGATGAACTATCTGGTGTCCACCCCGCGCAGTGACAACAGCGATAAAACCATTCTGCATTACGTGCTGGAAAACAACATTGCCAAAGCTGAGCGTGGCCTTGATCTGACCGTCCGCACCGGCTACGGCTTAGAGACGGCAGGGGAAGGCGGCACGACCCGCGCCATGCTGTATACGAAGAACCCCACCAAGCTGGTGCTGCATCTGCCCATGCCGATCCGGTTTTTGCCCCCGCAACCCAAGGGCCTGACGTTTGATATTCCAGGCGAATACAAATACAGCGGCGTGGAGTTCCGTTATCCCAAGTCCGCCCTGTATGCCGACGGCATTTGAGTCTGAGGCCACACACATGACACCAGCGCCCTGAGGCGCTTTTTTTTGGGAGAACGCAGCACCATGACCACGATCATGCTCAAGAACACCCGCAGCTGTGATGTCACCCTGGATGGCGTGACGATCCAGGCCGGACGCACGCAGGCCCTGGAGGCCGCACACGTGGAGCAGCTGCGGCAGCACCCTGGCATTGGCCTGTGGTTTGACAATGGCTATTTGGTGGAGCAGCAGCAGGAGCCGGTCCAGCGGGAGGAACAGCAGGAGAAGCCGCTCCAGCCGCACAGCCCCCCCTGAGGGGGCGGGCCCACCCAACAGTGAAGGGCAGGTTTCTGGTGAAGGGAGCGCGGCTGTCCTTCCGGGGACCGGCAGCCATGACAGCACGCCGGTCAAATCTGGCAAACCCGGAAGGAAGGGATGATGTCCGAGTCACTGACGCTTCACACGTTCCTGGCACGCTATCCGGAGTTTGCCACCCAGCCCCCGGAACGGGTGGCTCAGGCCCTGGAGGATGCCCATCCCTGGCTGGACGCGTCCCGATGGGGAGCGGCGTATGCGCAAGGAATCGCGAGCCTGGCGGCCCATTTTGTGTGGTCCACCCCAGGGCTGGGCGACAGCGCCGCCACCACAGGCGCGGTAGTGTCCGAGCGGGCCGGTGATCTGCACATCAGCTACGCGGCGCTGCCCTCTGACAGTGCCAGTGACGCTTGGCTAGCCACCTCGGTGTATGGACAACGTTACCTGGCGCTGCGTCGGATGATCGGCCTGGGGGCCTTGGTCGCCCCATGAGTGCGGTCACGATCCTTCGGCCCGCCGATCCCCAAAAGTGGAAGGCCCTGGCGCAGCGGCTTCAGACGCTGGGGGAGCGCGCTGTGGTGGTGGGCATTCCTGCCGCGCACAACGCCCGGACGGAAGACGGGATCGGCTCGGCTGGACTGTTGGCGGTGCATGAATTGGGTGCACCAGAGCGGGGCATTCCGGAACGCTCGGTGGTGCGGCGTTCCATCAGCGAACATCAGGACAAGTATGTGGCCCTGCACAGGCAGCACCTGCGCGCAGTGCTGCGTGATGCGATGACCGTAGAAACCGCCCTGAACCTGCTAGGGACGGTGGCCGCCGGTGATGTCAAGGCGACGATTCGTCACGCGGACTTACCGCCGCTGAGGCAACAGACCATTCAGCGCAAAGGCTCCAGCGCCCCGCTGATTGACACCGGGCAGATGCTCCAGTCGATCACCTATGAGGTGCGCGATGCTGAAGATTAGCGCGCTGTTTGGCAATCCACGCTTTGCCCAGACCGTCACGGTACACCGTGACCACGGGCACTATCGCGCCGATGGCACCTGGATCCAGGCCAGCGTTGCGCACCCTGTGCGAGCGATCCTGCATCCGGTCAAACCCGATGACCTGCAATTGCTTCCAGAAGGGCAGCGCTATTTTCCCTCCAAAAAAATCATGAGCCAGCACGCGCTATGCGTCGGTGATCTGGTGCACTACCAGGACACCACCTGGCGCATCGTGCAGCTTTCTGACTGGTCCGAGTATGGCTACTACCACGGTATCGCCGTTCGACATGACGGGACTGCGCAACCTGCTGCGGATGCTTTTGGCCTTACCTGAAGGAACCGTCCGCCCTGCCGACCAAGCCGCCCCCTGTGGAGCCGCACCGTTTGTGACGGTGAAGTGCGTCAGCAGCACCCCATTGGGGGCGGCGCGTGTCGACACTGACGGAGCGCAGCAAGTGATCACCTGCACCTACCTACACCAGATCAGCGTCAATGCCTATGGCGGCGACGCCTACGCCCAACTCTTGCAGGCCCGTGCGTTCCTGTCCTGCGAAGCAGGCATGGCGGGGCTGCGGGCACTGCGGGCGGGCCTAGTATCCGTCAGCGCCCCCCAGGACCTGACCGCCATTGTGGGCGGCGGCTATGAAGCCCGCGCCCGGATCGAATTACAGATCACCCACCACCACCGTGTGGTGACCACCCTGGCGGCTGTGGACAGCGCAGACATCCATATTCACACCCGCACCGGTCACATCGCCAGCGTGACCATGACGGCACCGGAGACCCAGTAAATGGCGCTAGCGCTTTCAAACATTGTCACTGTGCAACTCAATGGACAGCCCCAGTCAGCACCCCGTCGTGACTTTGGGATGCTGGCCGTGTTCACCCCCGAAGCGGGCAGCGTGTTTGTCGATACCAAAACACGCTTCATGTATGCCAGCACGCAGCAGCAGGTGGAACACGCCTTTGGCAGCTACTCCAAAACCGCAGCCGCCACACGTCGCTTTTTTGCACAAAGCCCCCGCCCCAAACAGCTCATGGTGGCGCGCTGGAATCGATTTAAACAACACATTGCCGCCTCCCCAACGACACTCACCTCCGGGCCGATTGCTCAGGCCGATACGTGGTACAAGGGCGTGGATGACGGCTGTTTTTCCATCCGCATCTATGGTGTGGATGTCACCTTATCCAAGCTGAATTTCACCACGGCCACCTCATTCTCCCAAGTGGCGACGGTGTTGAATAAGGCACTGGATGAGTTTGGAGTGAATTGCCGATTCTTAAATGACTGCTTTGAACTCTATGCTGCCGTGGCCGGAGGAAATAACGCCATTGGCTATGCACAGCAGCGCAGTCCCTCTGGCACCTATGTCGGGCACTGGCTGAAGCTTGAAGCCGATCAGGCCCGCCTGAACATCGGTAACAACGCTGACACCATTGAGGCCGAGACATTACCGGATGCCTTTGCGGCCTTGCAGGCACTCACCACCGGCTGGTATGCCGCCGCAGTGGCCGATGAGACATTGACAGACACGCAGATCCGATCCGCCTCCACCTGGATCCAAGCGGCAGACAAAAAAATCATGGGATGGACGACCCGTGATCCGGCGCATTTGGACTTTAAAAAAACCAATGTGTTCAGACAGCTCAACGCATCAGGGTGTGATCGCACCGTGGTGCTGTACGACACCACGGACCCCTACGCGGTGATCTCGTGGTTGGCCCGTGCCTTGTCGGTGAACTTCAGTGCCAACAACGCCGCCCTGACCATGAAATTTAAGCACCTGCCCGGCGTGGCCGCAGATCAATTGACACAGACCCAGGTGGCCCAGTGCCTGCGTTTAGGCATCAACTATTACGCCTACGTTGATGATGTGGCGATGGTGGCCGAAGGCACCTGTCTTGGCGGGCGCTTCTTTGATGAAGTCCATCTGCTGGATTGGCTGGTGGATGCGGTGCAAAAGGAAGTGTTTGCCGTCCTGCATCGCAGCCCAACGAAGGTGCCGCTGACGGATGCAGGCACCCACCTGCTGATCGCGGCCTGCAAAAAAGTCTGCCAAGAAGGGGTCCGTAACGGCGCCTTTGCCCCTGGCCTCTGGAACGGGCAGGCCCTCGGTGCGCTGGCCACCGGCGATTACCTGGACGCGCCCGATCTTTTGATGAGGTCTTGATCCTCATTCTTCGGCGTCATCTGCAAGGCCAGTTGCGCGGCGCGATGGATGTCGTTGCTGATGCCGTTGGCGAAGAGGGTGACGTTTTTCTTTTCTTCGTCCGATAAGCGGCTGAGGTCGCCCAGGCTCACCGGCAGCACTTGGACATTGCCGATGCCGCGGCTGATGCCCCAGCGCCCGGAGGCCAGCAGGTCCTGTTGCAGGCTGTACTGGCCCTCGCCTTTATTGGCAATCATCTCCTTAACTTTGTCTTGATCCAGCACGCGGTTGGCGTTGTGGTCGGTGAGTGCGAGTTCGGCAACGGCGTGTTCGCGGAGTTTTCGGTCCGACCAGCCCGGATGGGCCTGGCGCAGTGCCTCGGTGCGTTCTCTCACCAGGGCATCGTTAGCAACATGGTCGTTGGTGCAGGGTTGTTGGATGCAGAACACTCTGTTGAGTGTGGGGGTGAGCATGTTGCTGATGCTCTGGTCCACCATGGTACGGCCGATGTCAGCCAGCAGGGCGCCGCCCTGGCTGCGCTGCTGGACATCGGTTTGCAGGGCGCCCAGGTCGGTGGGGGTCAAGGCCTGGTGGGCGCCAATAGGGTCACGGCGCAGGGTGGCCAGGGCGCCGCTGCTGCCAGGGTCACTGACCTGGATGTTTGCAGCGCTGACCACGGCGGCGGTGGTGCTGTGTTGGTTAACGCTGCGGTCGGCATTGGCCATCCATTGGCCGGCGCCGCTTCTCAGGCCGCTGTAGATCGACAAACCAAGGTTGGCGGTGCCGTTGGGGGTGTTGTTGCTCAGGCCGCTGACCAGGTCACTGCCGATGGTGATGCCAGAGGCACTGGCGTTGGCGCTGTTGTGGTTGTGGATGTCGGTATGGCCAATGCTGTGGGTGGAGAAGGCTTGGAGTGCCTGCGGGGCGGTGCTGGTGAGGGCGCCGCCGTTAAATTGGCTATGGCCGCCAACGGTGATGTCATAGCCACCGGCGCCGGCAAATAGGCCGCTTTGGTTGCGGACGCTGGCGTAGTCTTGGGTGGCGTCTTGGCGGTTGCGGCTGAAGGTGGCGGTGCTGCCGGCACCGTTGATGACCCAGGTGCCGCCGATGCTGCTCTGGCGTTGCTGGGCGCTGGCCTGCAGGGTGTCTTGCAGGCTGGTGATGTCCAGGTTGCCGGCAATGGTGGCTTTAATGGAGTGGGCGTTGAGGTGGGCCCCCTTCATGGTGGCATCGCCGCCAACGCTGATGGTGGCGTGATTGGCCACATTAAAGACGGTATCGACTTGGGTCACGGACTGCTGGCGGGAGGAGCCGCGGCCACGGGCCACATCGGCGCTGACGCTGGTGCCGCCACCGGTCACCCCGATCTTGGCACCCAGGCTGGCGCTGCGGTGGCGCTGGCTGGAGGTTTGTTCTTGGGTGCTCTGGGCGCTGTGGGCGTTTAGGTTGCCAGCGGCGGTGAGGTTCAGATTATGGCTGCTGAACTGGGCGGCGGTGGCGTTGATGTTGCCGGTGCCTGCTTTGAGTGTGGGCTTGCCTTTTTCATCCAGTTCGTACACACCAAAGGCGGTGATGGAGATGTCACCACCGGCGCGTAATTGGGTGCCGCGAGCGGTGCGGGCGCTCATGCTGCTTTGGCTTTGGCTGCTGCTGGTGCCGACAGAGACGCCGATTTGAAAGGTGCTCGGCAGGCTGCTGGTCTTGCGCAGGGTGTCGATTTCGCCATAGGCCTGATCGCCGGCGCTGGCGGCGGTGCTCAGGGCACGCCAGCCGTAGAGGCTGCTCAGCCGTGCGGTGGGGGCGTTGCGGCGGTTTTTCAGGTCAGCCGAGACGCCCTGAGCGGTGCTGGTTAGAGCACTGTTGAAGCCTATGGTCAGGCCGCTGTGTTTGCTGGATTGCTGTTCGTGGGTGCTGAGGGTGTCGTAGACCTCGCCCAGGTCAACGTTGACGCCGCTGGCGCTGAGGTTGCCGGCGGCAAGCAGTTCGCTACCGGCAGCATCGACGTTGCCTTGGCTGGAGTGGATAGTGATGTTGCCATTGAGTGCAGCCACCGTATTGGCAACGCTGGAGGTGGCCTGGGTGTCGCCTTGTTCACTGGATCGGCTGGAGCCGATGCTCACACCCAGGCCGGCGCGGGAGAGGCCGCTGCTGCGCTGTTGGCTGGTGTAGCTGGAGCTGTGGGTGTTTTGTGCGCTCTCCAGGCGCACGCCCTTGGTGCCGAAGAGGGTGACGTCTTGATCAGCAATGAACTGGGTGCCGACGCTGTGGACAGTGTCGGCGGCGGTGATGGTGATGTTCTTGCCGCCCAGGACGCTGGAGAGGGCGACGGTATCGGTACTGCTGGAGGTGCTGTGGCTGCTGCTGGAACGGAGCAGGCCGCTGCGGCGGCTGGTGCGCTCTTGTTGGTCACTGAGGCGCGCTTCTCCGGCCAGCAGGGTCACGGCGCCGTGTCTGGAAGTCAGGGTTAGGTCACCGGCGCTGCTGTCCAGGGTGACGGCACGGCCGGTGATGCCGGCATCGGCGCTGATGTTGATATCGCCGTTGCCGGTACAGGCCAATGTCGCGGCGGCAGCAATTCCTGGTTTTACGCCAGTCACTTTGGAAACGAATTGGCCGATTAACAGGAGTGCGGCAACGCGATCCTGTGTCGGCCCAGGCAAGGTGGGCAGTGCTCCTGGTGTGGAGTAGGTGCCTGTCTTGCGCAGGGTGGGCAGAACTTCCTCAAACACCCAACGCTCGAACCGCTCTGCGGCAGGGAGTTTGCTGCTCACAATCAAGCGGAGCATGTCAGGCTCGGAGATGATCCGGATTTCTTGAATCCCGCCTGGTGTCTGAAGGGGTGTGCGTTTCGCACACCCCTTGCAGTGGGCATCCAACGCTTTATGGGGATTGGCGTAGCCTAATACCGTAGCAACGTCTGTGCCGACAAACCACACTTCGCCGTGATCATCGACCACGGTGCGCACGGCATGAGATTCAAACTGGAAAGGTGTCATTGCATTCATACCAGCTCCTGGTTCGTTGCTGTTGTTGTTCATTGGATATGTCTCCTTGCATTGCCCATGACCTTTTGGGCGGCCTGTTCCATGTGTGGGCCGAGGGCTTTTTCTATTCTGAGAACACCTCCATCCATGCCATCCACTAAATGGGTGTAAAGCCTTCCGCCCATTTTCCTGGCTCCAAGACAAGACAATGCTTGCGGAATCTTGTTTTCAAAAGACATTTCGTACAGTCCTTTAAAGTGGCAGCACAGAAACCAGATGTTGTAGAGCACATCGTCATTCACGAGCGCTCCGGTAGCGGTATAGCTCCCCGTCTTGCGGATCGAGGGAAGGACTTCCAGCACATCCAGCACCCAGCGACGAAACGCGGCGGCGACTGAAGTACGGGCGAACATCGCCACCAGGTGGCAGCCGCGGGGGCTGAAGATACGGACAGGTTTTTCTGAGTTGCCACTTCCGAACCCCTTGGTGGTCAAATTGACCACCAAGCTCATCTCGACGGTGAACTCTTCGGAATGACGGTTATAGATACGGGAAACCGCGCGCTCATCGGCGTAACCAAGCGCTCGTGCCAGATCGGCAGCCGTCAAGTACGGCGTACCGTCACGGTCAATGATGGAAAGGGATTGGCCGGAAAAACACACGGCAGAAGGTAACTGCGTCATAGAACGTCTCCTAGGCTGTGAGAAGAACACAGGGAGACGTTCTTACGCGCCGCACCTGTGGGTGTCGGGAGGTTAAGAACCGAGCCTAGACGGCGGGCAGCTTTCCCCTTGCGGGTGTTGTATGGCTGCCGCCCTCCCGACGTAAAACGTGCGGGCACAAAAAAACCGCATGATTTTCGGATGCGGGTACCGCTAGGCTCGGAGTTCTTAAGCTCCTTACCAGCGACGGTACCGCAGCGGTGGGCAGTGGTCAAGCTCACGCTGTCACCGCTTGCTTTCATTCTTGATTCCTTAAGGGCTTTTTAAGTCCCTTCAAATAAATCACCACGCCTTCTTCAAGAGGCGAATGCCCATTCTTGGCCCGTAGCAGATAAGCGTCCTTTAGTGCTTGTTTTGCAGCGTGTTCTACCGCTTCATCAACGCAAGCCAGTCCATAGATTTTTGTGTATTGCTCAAACATTTTTCGATCAGCAGGGCTTAGATTAATTTTCACAGGGCCTCCAAAGGGCCTGGTTAGGCACTTCAAGCCGCGTCTGCTTGCCGCTTATCATTCTTTATCGCAGCAGTTGCTACCGATAACGCCAGTGCACGAACTAACTCCGCCGGTTGCATCCCGTTGTACTGAGCCAACGCATTGATCAAATCGCGTTCGGCATCGTTAAAACGCACCTTCACCGGGTGACTACGAATGTGAGTTGGATCGGCGTACATAGATTCATTACCAAGGGTTATTCAATGTCATTGAAAAGATCGAATACAGCGCATCAAAATCGGGTTGGAGCCGATCTGCCAGTAGAATTGGTGTTTCCAAGCAACCAAATCACTACCGGAGATCGGCATGAGCGAATTAGAGGAGCTATACGACTCGAAGTTGGCCTTGTACATGGCCATGCGCTTAGGGCGATTAGCGATAGTCTTCATATTCGTCATGTTTCATCTTGCTTTGTGGATGTGTGCGTTGACGTTGCTTTGGGTTTTTCAGATTTCCCCAACATCCATCGCATCGGCTTGCCTGCGAATCCTCGACTCAAATCTAATTCAAGCAATAAGTCTTTCCGGGCTTTCACTTGTGACCGTGGCGGTCGTTTACAGAAAAGTGGCAAGGCGGGCTTGGATGATCGTCCTCCACAAATGGATAAAAGGGTACGTAAAGAAGCACCCCACAGCGAAGTAAAAAAAGTGCCTTTCTCACGCCGCATCGGACACCTCCTGCCTGTGGGCTGTGGGGGGAGCGCCGAAGATGTCTGGGCGAAGATCGTAACGAGAAACACGGCCACCACTGGCTTCATCAAGGCGTCGCGCCAGTGCACCATCAAATCGCTGTCCCTTGCAGAGAGCCTTTCGCAGGTAACCAATGGTGGTATTCGCTTTACGAGCGTAGTGCGCCTGTTCGGTTGGGCTGAGTGTTGTGAGGTAAGTACGCAGGGTTTCCATGACGTGAATATACCCTAGGGTAATTACCCAATTCAATACCCATAGACAATTTACTTAAAGGTAACGAAATTGTCGAATAGCAACATGGATAAATACGAAATGCGCCGATTAGCGCTTAAAGCTCTATCTGACAAGCTTGGCTATGGCGGTAAAGCGATGATTGCCGCGAAGATAGGTAAAGATTCCAGTTACGTGTCGCGGATGCTTTATCCGCCAAAGAAAGCTGGTCGCAAGCGAATCGGTGAAGATATGTTTGAGCTTCTGGTTAGAGCGTATCCAGATGCATTCAAGGAAATTGCTACCATGTCAAGGGCATTAGATAATCGGGAGGATACTAACTATGTTCGTGTTCAGCATATTGAAGCAGAGGCGCATATGGGACCAGGTCGTATCAATGAGGATTTACCTGAAGTTATAAACTCTGTTGAGTTCCCACCAAATTACATCCGCTCACTCATTGGATTCTTACCACCACCAGGCCGACTCAAGCTGATTACCGGAACCGGTAATTCAATGTCGCCAAAGATTCTCCCAGGTGAAACTGTGCTCGTTGATACTGGTTGCAATACGTTTGTTGGGGATGGGCTTTATTTGGTCAATACAGGTAACGGACAACAAATAAAAGCATTACAGGATAGAAACGGATACATCTACATTACCAGCATGGATAAAGATCTTTATCCTGACTTCGTTGCCGATGAAAATACAATTATTGGTGGGCGCGTTTATCTCATTCAGCACTTAGAAAGAGTTTCTTGATGTCCCTTGCCAGTTCTTCAAAGAGATGAATTGTTTCCAGTATTCGTGGATTACTCATTATCTTTAAAAAGCTGATCAGATATTCCTTCGCGGATGATACTAGCCAATCCACTTGAATCCCCGTTGTAAGCGTCGATTGACGCTTTAATCATATCCGCCTGGCTGACCACGCCCCAGTCGATCCGGTAACCTGCACGCTGAGCCAATTGCGCGATGAATTCCCGTTGCGTCCTGCCATTTCCCTCGCGGAATGGGTGAAGCACATTAATTTCACCAAGATAATCACCTGCCCGTTTGCTGAATTCTTCAGCATCAAGGCCACACAAAAATCGCTCTTTAGCAAGCTGCCCAAAGATCTGCTGCGCCGCACTCTGAATCGCAATCTGCTGGGCAAACATCGTGTTGCCTTTCGAGATTTCAACTTGACGGATTTGACCCGCCCAGTCGTACACATCCTGGAAAAGACGATTATGGATTTCCTGTAAATGCGCTAGATCAAATTTGCCTTTTACGGGTCGCTCACGCAATTCGCTGGTTCGCAAAAAAGAAAGGGTGGACTCTATTTTATCGAGCCCCCCCTGATCCCTGATTCCAAGGAGATTACGAAGAACACCTGTTTCGCTGTCCAGGTAAGGATCACCACGATCCCCTGCGTATTTCATGCAATCTGGAGCCGAACACGCGCTTTGTACTGGTCCACGGCGGCAGCGATAGTCATTTCACCACGCGCCCAGCATTCAGCATCAACCACGGCCTGCGCATCCGGCTCTAACCCCTCAATGCGTTGGCTTGCGAGTGCGCTTTGCACCACAGCACGGCGTTCAGCTTTCTCATGATCTGTCAGCATGATTTTTACCCCTTCAATGTATCTGCATCATAGAACGCCATTTTAATTCGCGCAAAATCCAAGAAATATCAACCCTTTGAGGGTAATCAATCAGCTAAACAATTCTATTTTTTCTTGATGCAGAACTTACCCAAAAGTAATGCCATTTGCATCATGGGAGATCTCAAGACAATGCAAGTTTCACTTGATCTCTACATCCGCCTGGTCACCTACATGCTGAGTCTACTCACGGAGCATCATTACCTGTCGTTATGCCACCAAATCAGACAGAATCTTTCCGAACGGCAAATATTTTTACCTATGGGTATTGACATTATTTATACCCATGGGTAATTTATCTCCATCGCCCCACGACACCCGTAACCAGCGGCAGGGGCCAGGAGATATGTTGTCTTGCTTGCACATTAACCATTGTCTGATTCCTGCTCGGCTAAAACGGGGGGGCGTCATCGTGGAAGTCGTCGCCTGCATACGCATAGGCTTTATCGTTGTTACGGACCTTTGCCGGTCGCCGCTGTGGCGTGATGCCGCTGGAGCCTTCGCCGCGACCGCCGAGCATGTGCATTTGGTCAGCAATAATCTCAGTGACATAACGGTCCTGCCCATCATTGCCGGTGAACTTGTCGTAGCGAATGGCACCCTCTATGTAGCACTGCGATCCCTTATGCAGATATTCGGCGGCAATCTCGCCCAGCTTTCCGAAAAACTTGACGCGGTGCCATTCGGTCCGCTCCTGGGTATTGCCCTCTCTGTCCTTGCGTTTGCTGCTGGTTGCTAGGCTAATGTTGGTGATCGTCATGCCGCTTTGGGTGTATTTGATATCCGGCTCGTTCCCCAGGTTGCCGACTAGGATCACCTTGTTAATTCCGCGTGCCATTGTGAGTGCTCCTAGAGGGCAATGGAGGGGGAGGGGGCAGGTAGATGCTGTTATTGCTGTTGTTGTTCATTGGATATGTCTCCTTGCATTGCCCATGACCTTTTGGGCGGCCTGTTCCATGTGTGGGCCGAGGGCTTTTTCTATTCTGAGAACACCTCCATCCATGCCATCCACTAAATGGGTGTAAAGCCTTCCGCCCATTTTCCTGGCTCCAAGACAAGACAATGCTTGCGGAATCTTGTTTTCAAAAGACATTTCGTACAGTCCTTTAAAGTGGCAGCACAGAAACCAGATGTTGTAGAGCACATCGTCATTCACGAGCGCTCCGGTAGCGGTATAGCTCCCCGTCTTGCGGATCGAGGGAAGGACTTCCAGCACATCCAGCACCCAGCGACGAAACGCGGCGGCGACTGAAGTACGGGCGAACATCGCCACCAGGTGGCAGCCACGGGGGCTGAAGATACGGATATCACGGGCCTGCTCACCCTGAGGGGTCAATTTGACCACGCAGGTCATTTGTTCGGTGAACTCATCCGTGCGACGTGCATAGATGCGCAATACGGATCGTTCATCGGCATAGCCCAAAGCACGGGCTAACTCGCGTGCACTCAAGTACGGCGTACCGTCACGATCAATAATGGAAAGGGATTTGCCGGAAAAACACACGGCAGCAGGTAACTGCGTCATAAAAACGTCTCCTATGTCATTGGAAGAACACAGGAGAGACGTTCTTACGCGCCGCACCTGTGGGTGTCGGGAGGGTAAGAAACCGGACATAGACGGCGGGCAGCTTTCCCCTTGCGGGTCTTGTATCGCTGCCGCCCTCCCGACGTAAAAACGTGCGGGCGTAAAAAAACCGCATGGTTTTCGGATGCGGGTACCGCTATGTACGGAGTTCTTACACTCCTTACCGAAGACGGTACCGCAGCGGTGAATGTGGGTCAAGCTCACGATGCCTCCTTCAGCACATGCGCGGCTTTCTCAGGAGTTAAGAAAAGTTTGTAATTGCTATGGCCAGTGCGCTTGGTGGCGGTGTCATTGATGACGTCAAGTAGATGCGCGTACAGCTTTCTGTCCATCTCCTTGCTCGCAATGACATGCGCTCTAATGCATGTCAAAGCAGCAATGGTGATCTGGTCATCAATGGTGACGGAACGCCCTATGGAGACGCTGCGCCCAATGTTGACTTCATTACCGATGATGCATCGCTTGTTAATGGTTGCATACTCGCCAATGGTGACGCGCCGACCAATGGAAACGGAGCTGCCGATGTCCGCACATTTTCTGATGATGACGAAATCAGCAACGTTTAACTCACTACCAATGTAGCAATGGCTTTCAATCTGGGAGCCTTCGCCAATATTTGCCTGGCTGAAGATGATGGTGTATTCCCCAATGATGTTCCCCTGGCGGAGAAATGATTGCGCACCAATGGATGCCTGTACGCCAATGTGGCAATCAGGGCCGATATAGGAACTTTCTTGGATGGTGGAATATCCTCCAATGGTGCTTCTTGGCCCAACGAAGACGTCTTCATGGATGACGGCATTAGGAAAGACAATGGCGCCTTTGCTGATCGTTGCAGAGGAAGCAATATTGGCCTCAGTAGAAACAATCCCGCCTTGGCTTCCATCCGGATTAATCCAGTGCCGCGCCTTTGCGATCAAGTCATCTGAGAATTTGTATTCAAACGTGTTGTTCATAGGGGGCATTGTCTTTTGATATTGATGGGGCGTTCCATCACGCGGCCTGCTTGATGGCGGTGCGGGATGAAGCGTCGGACAACACCTGTTTCAAGGCATGACAGATCACAGGAAATTCAGCAGCGGCGTACCACTTGACGTCGTATTCGGTACTGACGGGAACAAACCCCAGTGACGCTAATCCATCGGAATTGATCGCTAGCGGGGCAATCCACTCATTGATCTGGCGCAGTCTGATGAGGTCACCGCTGGATGCGGGTGCGGCAGTGGCGCTGCTGGTGGTTGAACTCAATTCCGAGGAGGGATGTGGTGATGGCGGCACGTGGACGGGCACCGCTGCTGCGGTGTTCTGGCGCTCGCGTTGGGCTTGGATGCGTGCCTGTTCCTGCTGCTGATGATCGGCAATGCGGGCAAGGATCAGATTGCGCAGGTCATCGGGTGTTTTGCTGATGCATAGACTCACCCTGTCTGGAAACAGGGAGCGGTAAGCCGCCTCACATGCTTCCATCACGGTGATATTGGCGCGCACCCGTTCCACGTGGGCAGTGATGTTGATCTTCTCGTGAGCCACGGCGGCGCTCACAGCCTCCTGCATGCTGATCATCGACTTCTTGCCTTTGATGGTGTCACCGATCTTTGCAGGCAAATCAGCCGGAATCGGTAGGGCATACTCCTCTAACCTCGCGTTGAGGCTGGCGTAGTAGTCACGCAGGGTCTTCAGGCCGGTGTGGACAATCTCAGTACGGCGGTGATCTTTCTCGGTTTTCACCAAGCGATCCAACTCAAGACGGACGCGGCGGGTTTCTTCGGCGATTTCGTCCAGGGTGCGGAAGACGGCATCGATGTCGGCGGTTTGTCCTAATACCTGTTGTTTGGTGGCGTCTAGGCGCGTCTCGACGCCTTTGCACCATTTCACGGTTTGTTCTGCGTTGGCAAAATCCTCATCGGTGCGCAGGTCACGGTTGATGTTGTGCAATACGGCTAGTGCGCAGGCTTTGAAGTGCGGCAGGTTGGAGGTGGTCACTGTTCCTGTGACTGCAATATGCAATGCCGGTAGTTGCTCTGGTGAACGCCCCAAGGCCGCAGGCGGTGGTGGTGGCTCAGGCTGGTAGGCGGCAATGTCCGCTTGCAGTTGTTGCCATCCGTTGATGATGCGGGTACGTAATTCGGGGTTGGGGGTGTACCAGCAATGACGTTCTTCTATGAGCTGTTCACCGTTCCAGGCCGAGGCCATGAACAGGACACGTTGGGCACCGGACACCATGCTCTGGTGTTCCATCTGTATTTGATAATGTAATGGCAGGTCTTGGCCGGTGCTGCCGTCTGTCATGGCGGCGCGAATCGTGTCATTGAGTTGCTTGTGTTCCCAGACGGTGTCTTCCAGCAAGGTCAAGCCGTCGAAGCTGGCCGAATACATGTCATCGACACCAACACAGGGATACAGGTCATCACCGATGATGCGTTCTGCCAAGGGGCGTGCCAGTTCTTCAACGCGATGCCCCTCAGCAAAACGTTGTAACGTGGCTTGGTCATAGTCAGGGGTGATCCCCGTGGCGCGTTCCCGTATCAGTTCGGCACGGCTTTTATAGGGGCTGCATCCCATCATGGCCGGTGCGTCGCTGGCATTGAGATACTTGGCGCGGTGGGTGTGCCATTGCGGGGTGCCTTGGGTCAGTTCAATGATGTTCATGTGTTTTCTTCCGTGTCAGTGGTGTTGCTTTCCTGTGGGGTGTTGTCTGTAGGCACAGGCTCAGCACTGGTGTCTTCTGCGCAGGCGCGAATGGCGGTGAGTTGCTCTAGGCTTAATTGGCCTTTGCCTTTGCTATGCAGCATCGTGATGATGCGATCTGCCGTGGTTTTTCCTGATTCAATCAGGTCACACCATTTTGGAAAATTCTTTTCAAATTCTTCTTGTGGGTAAGGGCCGCTGATGTCTCTGATGTCTTTGTTAACGGGGATGGGGGCAACATGGATCGTTTCGCCCTCAATCGTGTGTCGTCCGGCATCCATTTCCTCAGCCGTCGGTTGAGCGCCCACGGCTTCTGGGAATGCCTTACGTAATGCCAAGGCTTCAGCGCATTTCTCCAACTGCCCAAAGGGGCGTTTTTGCCACATGCTGTTAGGGGCGGGGCTGTCTTTTCTTGCGGTGGCATAGGCTTCCAGCCAATACACGGTTGCGGCAAACCGGACGCGTTCACCAGCAACCATGCGGTACACCGCAATGCGGCACCATGACGGATAGCGTATCTGCACGCCGCCCAGTGTTTCGCAGACGGTGTCTCCAAACACGGCTTCATCTTGTCCGGCGTATTCGCCGGTGCGGTGTGCCTTGGTTCGATACAGTTCGATCCCGGGCATGATCACATCGCGCATGCCTGCCGATGACATAACGCGCCCATCGACTTTCTTTTCTGGAATCCACATCGGCACGATGTGAACGGGTTTTGTCATCGGGTCTAAATCAGCCGCTTGGCAATAGGCCAACACCATATCGACAGAGGTATCTGAAGCCCCAGGATAAAGACTGGTTTTCAATGCGGTACGGATCGACTGCCGGTATTCGGCTGTCATAGGCATGGCATTGTTTGGTTTGATGACAGACAGGGAGTTCATGGCAGCTTCGCTCTGTTAAAGGGATGCGGAGAATGTGCCAATGGTCAGCGTGGCGTGTCCTTCAAGCGCACGAAACAACACGCTTTTAAAATCTTGGGCGATCGCTTCCTGCTGTGCTTGGCGCTGTATGAGGCGCAGTGTGATGAGTGGCTTTTCTTTTTCTTCGTCGGTAAATACGGACAGCCGTAGCAGGAATCTGCGTTCCGGTAATCCAAGATACGGCTGGGTCCTGAAGGTGAAACCAATCGGTAAGCCAATAGCTGATTTGGCTTCGATATCATCGAACTTGGAGCGTGATGTATTGAATTCGCCCTGAGTTGATTCTGACTCTGAGGTTTTCTTGATAGTTAATTTGCGAATCGCGTTAATCGCGGTCGTCAGCGGTAGTTCATCAAGGCTTTCTTGTGATGTGGCCGACAGCAGCGGTGCCCAATCTTCCAGGAAATCAATCAACTTCCGCTGATTGAGTGTTTTACCGTCAATATCCAGCAGTGCTTTGTAAGCTGCTGTGGCGTTAAGTGTGAGCGTGGCTGTCCAGTCGCCATGACCGGGTGATTCTGTTGTACCGAGATTGAAAAATATCTTGGCACTGAGATTTTCTGCATTAATAAAACCTTCGCCATTTCCTTTTGTCTTGATGTACTGCACGAAGTCGGTAATAGATTGGGTTTTCATTTCTCCACGGAAACGCGAGCGTAATGTGTAGAAAGATTCGAGATTTCTGATGTCATAGTTATCTGGAATCGCTACCGCGATATCCTGTAATGCAGGCGGTAAACGGAATTTATTAGCATCAATGGCGGTTTGTTGAATATGTTCTATGGCTGTTTTGTCCATGAATCAGCTCCTTTTTTCAGTTTATTTAATGGGTGATGACTAGTTTTTTTCAGCGAACAATTGCTGTTGTGTCTCTGGGATGAGCGTTAATTTGCCGCGTGCCCCGACATACATTGGCGTGCTGGTGGTGTCTTCCTCTATGACTTTGCCGCGTTCCTTGGGTTCAACGTATTTCAAGGTGTGATCGATCATGACTTGCGAGGATTCGCCAATGGGCTTAATTTTTAAGCTGAGCGTGACCTCACCTTGTTTGCGGGTGTAGCTGATGGCCAACGCCACATCACTCAGCGCTTTTGCAAATTTTTGGGCGAGCACTCCGCCATCTGCGACTTCAAATAGGTGTTCGAGGTCTGTTAACGATGTTCTTTCTGTAGTGATAGACATGGTGTCCTCCAGCAATGGTGTTAGTGCTTGATCAGGGTTGAAGAAAGCGTGATGCGCGAGCGTTACGACCAT